GGAGCTGTTGTTACCGAACAAAGTAACGCCGTCACCACCCAAGTATGAACCGTTGAAACCGTTGTTGATAACGGAAGCGGCTTTAACTTGCTTGGTGTAAGCCATAGCACGGGCCAAAGATTTCGTGTAACGAGCAGACAAGCTGTCGTACAAGTTATCTTCCACAGCTTCTTCCGTGATGGAGAAACCGAGGGCGATAGTCTCGTGGTTGTAACGTGCTGTGAAGGCTTCCTGCGCATTGTCATAAGCAATGGCTTGGCCCTCGTTCTTGACTGGAGCAGAACCAAAGCCAGCCAGCTTTGTTTCTTCTTCGAAGCTACGCTCAGATTTCTCTGTTTCGTAGATTTCTTTGTGCTCTTCGCCGTAACGGGCGTATTCCATACCGAACAAAGCGTTCAGGCCGGGGAGCAACTCTTTAAGTAGTTGTGCGCGTGAAATTGCCATGGTCTATATCTCCTTAGATGCCGGTGGCGTTAGAGTACGAATGGGCACCGGGATTGAACTTGACCAAGATGTCAGTGTAGGCGTCGCCCACAGTTGAGAATCCGGGAACGTTCGCAAAACCGACAACACGGAACGCATAGCCAGAAGTAGTAGCGGCAGAAGAGCCAGCCACAACAGCGGTATTTGAGTTACCAGTGGTAGTGCTACCTGTGGATGTGGACTGAACAGCGTTCAAGTACACGTTAGCGCCCAAAGCTGCTTGCGCCACTGTACCAGCGGACTGGACTTGGAACACAGCGCGGTCGTCATCAATCACGTACGCAGTAATAGCAGAACCATTCACAGAAGCTGTGTTGGCTGGGTAGTACTGAGAGTAGATTGTTTGGCCTTGTGCATTCACGAAGGAGCAGCCGACGAAAACGCCGATTGTGCCTGCGGGGAATGGTGTGCTGTTGTCGCCGTTTGTAGTGACGATATTGAGGTAGCCGTTGGTGTTCAAAGCAACGATCGAACCATTGAAAATGTTCGTGTTGTAACCAGCGGGGTCAATCAGAAATTGTCGAGTGCTACCAGCGTATGGTAGGCCACCCAACTCATTTACGGCGCGAAGGCCGTAGGGAGAAGCAGTAGATGCCATTTAAGGACTCCTAAGTTTATTTAGAACCAGAACCAAATCCACCACGCGTTGATGTCGACTTGCGTTCGGCAAACAACGGCATGCGCGGATCGTTTTGTCGCATGAAGCTATTGTCAACTGAGTCCATCTGGTTTTGAGCTTGCTGGTCATAGTACTCGTCGCGGGCTTTTGCTTTTTCAGCAGACATCTTGCAAAGCATGAGTCCACCAATTTCCACATTCCCAGTCTGAGGGTTTCCAGCCATCATCAATTCCGGATGGTCTTCTGCCTTCACCGGCACCCAACCTTCACGCATTTTGCGAGATACGTTGGTTACTTCCGCTTGGCCAAGCACGTGTGTCGCCACCCAGCGATACACATAGCCCGGTTCAGGCGTTGGATCAGGCAAGTTTGTCGGCGGTACGTATACAGCACGAGCAGATTTTTCGCGTGTCGTCAGATCACGATTTTTGCGGTCAATTGTTTCAGCCATTTCAGTTCTCCAGTTTTGCTACTTGTGCAGCGTATTGCTGCGGGGTTAAACCTAATTTCTTTGCCAACGCTACTTGCGTAGTCGTCAACTTGATCTTTCCTGCGCTCGTAGAACGCGAGACAGAGGCAACCACTGTCGTAGGCTTCTTTTGAACCTCACCAGACCTTGGCTTGTCATTCGTTTGCCCAAACAAATCAGGAAACGTTGACTTCATGCGAGCATCAATTTGCTCGAAGTATTCAGCAGAGCGGGGATCCACTCCGTTTGTGACTAGCTTTTGATGCAGCCCTAGTGCGTAGCTGGTGTATTCCTCAAACCCTTGTTGCCCGAACCACTGGTTTTTTGCCTGCCAGCGCAGAGTCTTTTCGTCGGGCTCAACCTTTGCAGGTTGGGCTTGAGGCGTTTGTACATCAAAATTTTCTTCCTGTAAAGGGGTAGGCCGAAAATTCTTTGTTTGTTCAACTTTGATCTTGGCGTCCATCACCTCTTCTTGTGCGGCAATGATTGCGTCAGTATCGTAGGACTCCTGCGCTTCTTTGAGTTTGCGACGGGCCATGGCAAGTTCTGCCTCCGCCTTTGACTTCGCACCTTCAATGATCGCTTCTTGTCCTGTGTAAACGTTTTGCTTGAGGCGTTTGTTCTCCTCAATCAACTGCTGTGCTAGACGCTCCAGCTCTTGTTTTTCACGAAGTGTGGTTTCTTTGGCACGTCGCTCGTCGTGGCGGGCATGCGTCAGTTCCTTGATACGCGTCTTAACTTTGTCAGAGTAAGTTTCGATCTCTTCGTCTGTGGGGTCCGCCACTTCCTTGTCCAAAGGCTTGCGGCCTCTGTCACGTTCAGGGGTGTCGTCTTCAATCTCGATGTCTACTTCACCTTCGCCTTCAATCTCAATCTCAAGCTCGGGCGTGTTCTTGTCCTCGATTTCGTCGGGGAACTTGAACTCATCTTTTATAGCCATGTTCTTCCTTTCAAGCGCGGGTCAAGCCGCGAGGGTCTAGCACAACAGCATCAACTTGGTCATCGTTGATGAGACGGAACTCCTTGCCAAAGATCTTGAATCTTGTGCCGGAGTATGTGCGGACAAGCACGAAGTCGCCTTCTTTACACCATGCTCCGTTGGGGAACTTGGCGGTGTCTTTGTACGCATCAGGGCCTACGCGCAATACAAACAGCACCGTAGTGGCGTGTTCTTCTTGACGCAGTGTGGCGGTATCTCTCACGAGATCCAGTGTTGTACCTGCAATCTTTTGTTCGACTTCAGGCACGACGCAGAGCAGCTTCCAACCTGTTGGGGTGGGCAGTGCACCTGCTTTTGTCTCGTTGTCATCTTCGGCTTCTGGTTTGTCCAGCGGCTGAATATGGGGCGGCAACGAAATACCGGGTGGCAGAATGAGTTCACTCATTTGATTTTTCGACTTTCTCAAGCAGGTCAAGGATGTAACGCTCTGCGAGAGCCAGACCCGAAATAACACCGCAGAGTTTTTGGTATTCCTCAAAGGAACGACAGATACCACCAGCCAAGTCGTCGGCATAGTTGTTCATGTCTTTACGTATTTGGTCGCGCAATACGTGTGCGAAGTCTTGAATCATTTAGTGGGTTTGCCTTGTTTGCTGCTATGTTGGAGCGCAGCAGTTCGCGCTTGCAGGGCCATCTGAGCCTTACTCTTTGCGATGTCAGTGCCCATCTGGACACCGGCACGTTCTTGTTCGAATTGGGCTTTTGCTTGGCTTTCTTTGATTTGCGCACCCACCTTGAGTGAGTCGAGTTCCAAGCGTCCGCTTACCTTCTGTTCTTCCAACTGCTGCTTGTCGGCTTGAGCCGCAGCGTCCATCATGATCTTTTGTTTCTTCAACTCCAGTTCTTGCTGCTTGAGCTGAAGCTCCTGCATCTGAATCTGCAAGACTGGGTCTTGTGCTTGTTGCTGTGCCTGCATCTGTGCAGCCTTGGCTTGGTCCTGCATGAGAACTTGATTGGCCGCCTGCGCCATCATGCCCGACAGCGCAATCTCCACCTGTGGTGGCAACTTCGCATCTTCGGGAGGCAAGGGCATACCAAGTTGCTGCTCAATCTTCTGACGCATCTGGTAGCCGACGTGCTCAGCCACGTGCGCTGTGATGGCACCAATGATCTTCTGAGCCTGTGGGTTCTGGCCGATGTACTGCTGGATCATGGGGTCCTGCAACAACATCATGTGCACTTGGATGTGCGAGGCGTGATCCTGATGCAAGAAGGCTTTGAGCGGTGTGCCCTTGAGCGCGTTCTGGTTCTCTTGCACTGGGTCAATCGGCTTCATGTCCTCTTCGATTGGCACAAGCTTCTCGGCGTTCTTGATGCCCAAGACGTTCAACATACCGCGGTGCAGTTCGGGCAAGTTGTAGATGTCCGGAGCCATCTGCGCCATCTGAATCACAGCTTGGTACTGGATCACGCGCTGAGACATAGTGGCTGCATTGGGATCTGACACGGGGATCACGTCCACCTTGTCATAGTCAGCCTTCTTCGCTTTGCGTGAGCCGTACTCTGGATCGTATGTGTAGTTCTCGTCTGTGTAGTCGCGGATGATGTCCTTGAGCAACTTCAACTCTTGCTTTAAGGCAAAGTGCACGCGGGCCTGAACAGCCGTCATCACCTTGAGCTGGCGCTCCAAGAGAGCCAGTGTGGTTCCCACAGGAGCCTGCGCAGACATGTCAGACACCTTCATGTCAGCAGTCGCGGCAAAGCGACGGCCTTCATCAACGATGGTCTGCATCAAGTTGAACAGCGTCGCGCTTGGCTCTTTGTAAGGCAGAGGCAGGATGCTATCGCGGATGTTGCCAGAGGCTACATCGACGTCTCTCCACTCACCGGGGGCGATAGGCGTGTCATCGCCTTTAATACGGAGTCCCCTTGACTTGAGGCCACCGGGAAGGTTAGATAACGTTCCTGCGTCAACCAGTTGACGCATAAGGCTAGTGGCGGACTTGGCAAAACCACCGATGAGGTGGAAGAGTCCAAAACCATATGCGCCGAAGCCGGGAATGTATTGGTAGTGCACGAAGTGCTGGCGCTTGAGTCTGAGCTCATCGTCTTCCTTCCAGTTACGACGAATCGACAGGATGTCGTTCGTTCCTTTGATGATGGTGACAACGTACGGCAACATGATGCCGGTCTCTTCACCGTCTTCCGTCATGTCCTCGTAGCCGTCGAGGTTCAAATCTACGTGGCACTCATAGATGACGTAGCGGTCGTCGTTCAGGTCGTTGAAGCCTGTCTCTTTGTCCTTGGCTTTCTGAATGTCAGTGCGATCCTTGGGCGCATCGGGCAGCTCGATGTCGAGATAGAACCCCGCTTGCTGAAGCTTGACGACCTCGTTCTTTGTCTTACGCATGACGTGCGTGACGCGGTGGCAAGTGTCCAGATCTGTCGCGCCGTATGGGAGCAGGATGTCTTCTGCGGGCACGAACATAGATACCTGACGTCCAAGCGATGGGTCGTAGTAGACCTTCTTAAATGCCGAACCCGTAGCAGGCAGCGACCACAACATGCGCTCATGCTCCGCCCGGTACTCGACCATGTTCTCGGTCAGCTCGTAGTTCATGTCATCCTCGACATTGACCGCGATCTCTTTGTTCTCAGGCGTTTCTTTACCCAAGATTTTTGTACGCACAGGGCCCTGCGCAGGGAACGTCTCAGTGATTGTCTCGGCTTGGAAGCGCACAACCGCTTCAGTAATCATGGGGTGGAACACACCGCATGCGCCTTGCCACGGTTCTGTGCGCTCTTCAATTTGGAGACCCAACAGCTTCAACCCATCAACATACGTCTTCTCCCACTCTTTGCGTGAGCCCTTGTCGTTGTCAATGTCCGCCATCAGGTCACCAGCGAGTGACTGCAAGGCACCATCGTCTATGTACTCGGCCAAGTTGTCACTGAAACCTTCTTCGGTGTCCTCGCCGGGGCGGATGGAAAGTTCTAGGCCATCCATGCCAATATTGACTTCTTCGGGATCAACGATCTCGATCTCAAGGGGTGACTCCTGCTCTGCCAGTGCGTCAATGCCAACCGGTTGCTGGTACAGCGCTTTGTCGATGTTCGTTGCCATGTGTGTTCCTAGTAGTATTCGTACTTCTTACGGCGGAAGAATTGGGGTTCGTCTTGCTCGTCCGTATCCAAAGAAATAAAGCCGCCTTGCCTGAAGCGCAGCAGCGCCTGTGTTGTCGTATCCACGAAGTCGTCGTGCTCCCCAACTGGGAACGCCGCCATCTCTTCAATTACCTCGCGTGCCCAGCGGGTGTCCGGTGCCCAGACTTTACCACTGCTGAATAAATCCGCAACTGCATTGACACGCACCATCTTGTCATTCCCCCTCGACGGGCTGAACTCCTGCACGGGGATCCCCATGTTGCGAAGCTCCTGAATCAGCGGCGCACCCGCGGCCTTTTTCTCCACAATGAAAGCATCAGGCTCCCACTCTTTGTAGTGTTTGAGGGCGACGGTTTTTAACTCGGGAAACGCCATCCTGTCTTTGAAGGCGTCGAGCAAAATGAGCTGGGGGGTGTCATTTTCTTCCTCGTTGTAGAAGATGCCCCACGTTGTGCAGGCTGAGTAGTCGGAATTGTTCTTCGTCTCAAAGGCTGTATACCATGACTGGATGATGTATTCACACGTTGGCGGTTCGTCGCCCTCCCAGATCCGCCACATCTTACGGCTCACGATGGCAGAGTTTTCGGATGTTGGCTGCTGCATGTACTGCGCGTTCCAATACCGAGGGTCAAGCGAAGCTTTCGTAGCTTTCAAAGAAGCCAGCGGCCACTGCTCTGGCCAAAGCGACTTCTCTTCCTCTGTATCTTCGTGCAGGATAGCTGGCAGCTCCACAATCTCCCACGGCACCGCCTCTGGGTTCCTCGCTTGGTACTCAACCAAGCGCCCCGTCAAGTCCAAGAGCGACCACCTTGTCATAATGACTATGATCGCCCCGCCCGGCATCAGACGTTGTAGCGGGCCCGTCTGGAACCACGACCATGCGGTATCAAAAGCCAGTCGACTATTGGTTTTAACGTCTTGCTCCGAATGAGGATCATCAATAACGAACAGGTCAGCACCGCGACCAGCAAGAGCGCCGCCGACACCAGCAGCATAGTACTGACCACCAGCACTTGTAGACCACTTACCAGCAGCCTTTTGGTCGTCCGCCACCAACGTTTGAGGGAAAACTTCACGATATTCCTCCGAGTCGATCAAGTTACGCACGCGCCGACCGAAGTCCTCTGACAGACCCGCAGTGTGCGTGCCCATGATGATCTTCTTGTTGGGGTATTTGCCTAAAAAATAAGCAGGGAACAGGTAAGAGCTGAACTCAGACTTACCCATACGTGGCGCGATGTTGATGATGACCCGTTTTTTCTTGCCCTCCACGACGTCTGTGAAGATTTTGGCAAGTTTACGGTGGTGCGGCCCAATCTTAAACCCGGGATAGACCGCTTGGGCGAAGCCCAACATGTTGGTTTTGGCAGCCGTAAGACTGGCGCGTCGCTCGCGCAGTTCCAAATCGTCCAGCAGCTCAATCTTTTCCTGCAGCTTCATGTGCGGGAGCGCCATCTTGATGGCCTCAAGCTCCCTTTTGCTCAGCGTCGTGAACTTATTGAGGTCCATCTTCGCTTTCGTTTGTGCTGCCCGACCCACCGGTTGACTCGTCTGGGCTTTCTTCTGGGCGCTCTGAAACGTCCACCACGTCTATCACTCCCATGAACTTGGCCAACTTGTCTTTGATGCGCTGCTCAACTTCAGCGTCCGTCATCTCGACTTTCTTAACCTCGATTTGCTCAGTGAACAGCCCCACTTCCGTGACTTTGCCCAGCAGTCCGAGCGCTTTGAGTCTGATGTTGGCGTTGGGTGACTTTGTTTCTTCGAGCAGTTTTGCAACCGTATAGCCGCGCAGTTGCTGCGCCATGTCGATGAACTGCCAGTCATAGGCAGCCAACATGCCCGTCAGGTGACGTACTGCCGCAGGCGTTTTCAGTTCCGCAAGACTGGCCTTTTGTTCAGTGGTGTCAGCGTTTGTTGTGACGGTGTTGAATGCTTTACGCGCAGCTTGTGTCTGTTGCTGGTTCGCAACAGTCTCGTCATCGTCCACACCCAGCTCAGCTAACCACTGCTCTGTGGCTACTTGCGCGGACAGCAAATCCTCGGGCGACGCGTCGTCCAATTTTACAAACCCATCCCGAGCGGTGACTTCGGGTTCAAAATGCACCAAGTGATCTAACATGCGCAGGAGTCCTTTTCGGTTGCATCCTCGTTGGCGGGAGTGTACACTCCTTTTCGGCACTGGTGCAACACTTTGTTCATCATTGCTTCTCCTTGAGGTGAGTTTGCATTGCCTCTTCGCCCCGGTCTAATCCTCCGGGGCTTTTTTTCGCCACGAGGTTTTTCCAAATTTTTATAAAATTTTTGGCGGCTTAAGTATCCAGTGCAGGAATTTAAGTATCCAATCGAGGGGGTGGGGCTGTGTATTTATACAGTATATGTTCCTCGGATTTTTTAAAATTTGATTTGCGGTTACGAAATAGTGTTCACACCACGAGGAGAGCCTAGCCGTCAATATGGGGTGGTGGGGGTATGGTGGGGTTCAGGCCACAGCCATTTTGGGCTGTCAAGGGTATTTGGCAACACGCTGTGGTATAATAGATGTGTCGATTGGGGGAACTCATTCGATTCGTTTGCCTCGCCGATTAGCGAGGCTTTTTATTTGGAGCTTTAATCATGACTAAGTCATTCAATCGTGTTGCCGTGTTCGCTGTGTTCAATGATGCGGACAAATCGTCCGCCAGTTTTGCAGAGCGTCTGCTTGCTCTTGGCATTGGCTCTCGTGCTGACGCACGTCCACTTGCTATGGAATGGGCGGCCAAGAAGCATGGCGTTGCTATCAAGCAAGGTCAGCGTGGCGCAACTCTCCCTCGTGATTCAGCCGCAGAGCGTGCGATGAACCGAGTGCTTCAGGTCTGCTTCCCAAGCGCAGACATCGTGAAGTCTGGCAAACGTATTGCCAACAAGGTTGACCCAGTCGATGCGTTGCTCAAGAAGTACAGCGCATTGAGCGCAGGTGAGAAGCGTCGCTTCCTCAAGTCAATCTGATGCGGACAAGTTGTCCGCGAGTTTTTTCCGTAAGGTCAGCGGGCGAGGCTTGCCCGCTGTTTCATTTCTTGTCTAACTGGAGGCAATCATGCTGACATACAAACAATCCCTCGATCACATCGCACTCTGCGAGCGTGACCTCATACTGTGCGAAGACGCAGAGCACAGCACTCAAGAGGACTTCTTGCGTGCTTTCGACAAATACCAACAAGCCAAAGACTGGCATCAAGCACAGTTCGGCACATCAACCAACTAAGGAGTATTCATCATGAGCAAATCCTCAAAGAACAAACACTATGCCCTGTCACAGATGCGTGAACTGCGCCAACAATACGTGGAGATGGTCGAGCTTGGCAAGCGCAACCACAAAGCACTCATGGCGCACAAGGCAAAGCTACGTGAGCAACGTGCGCTCGAAGGCATGGACGAGTGGGAATCCATCAAGCGCCAATCCAAACAACTCCGCCTCCTCTAACTCGCGGACAATCTGTCCGCATCCATCTCTCCACAATACGTTGTGGAGAAGTGAGGTAAAAGTGTTGTATTTTCGCACATACCCACCATTCTGCACAAGTGGACACACACATGGGCGTCTCGTAACCCGCATGGATACTAGCGTTCACAATGTCCACTTCCACAATACCTATATATATAAATACAATTTTCATTTAGATATATATATTTACATGAACGTGGGTGTGTCTTTTTGTCTGTGTTTTCAAGTTTGCCTAATAGTTCTTTAAAAATGGTGGGTATTGTGGTCAAATGCAAGTCAACCCCAGTGTTCATGCGGGTTTCAGGTGGTCATCTTTTTTTGGACCACCTTGCAGAGTGGTGGGTATGCTCGGGACACAAGTGGGCCAGTTAGCCTCAAACTGTAAGGAGAAAGTATGCAAATCAAAACGTGCGCTAAATGTGGGGAGTCGCGCCCTCTCAATCATTTCACCTACCTTGCCACCTATGCGCAGTCAAAAGCATGGGGTCGAGCGGGCAATGTACGGATGACCCTCGAATCCAAGAACTGCAAAGCCTGTCGTCCAAAGCGCAAACCAACGACAAAGCTCAGTGCCAAGGAGATACACAACAAAGTGCAAAGCGGGGACATGAACGCGCTCATGGCCAAACACCTCAGAGAAAAGCAAGCCCAAGATGAGCGCAACAAACAGGCGATGTCTGCCCGCAAGCGATGGCTCAAGGCATGGAAGGCAGAGTTAGCCGATGTGCTTGACCCCATCAAGTGGGAGATTGTCAGCGCAAGGAACGCATGGATGTACGCCAAGAGTAAGGGCTACATAGATAAAGCCACCTTTTATCACGAGTACATGGGACTACTAAAACACGAGAAAACACACGCTGAGATGAGCTTCATGCTCACACCGCGCCGACCTATCAGCACAAGGTGGGCTGACTACATAAGTCCTGCGGTGTTCAACCGCACCCGTGAGATGTGGGCAGTCCTCCCTCCAACCTTTAAACACTCACACGTCCCACTCTTAATCAAATACCGCCCCGAAGGGGCATAACTCGCGGACAAACTGTCCGCAACAACTCAAGGAGAAAGAAGATGAACTTAGTAGAAGAAGCATTGACAGGACACTGGGGCCCGAAGTGTTCCGAGTACGAGGAAGGGTGCATTGTGTGTGACGCATGGCGTCAGTACGAGAACCTTGTGACGTATGGCACAAGTGAACCGAAGGAGGAAACAGATGCACAGTAAATGGGAGAAGTTAGAAAGAGTGGTGATGCTCTTGGGCGTCATCGTCATTGTGTTAGATCTTTTTTATTGGAGGCCATGATGCTTGATTTCATATTGATATGTATTGGATGTTGGTTCATCGGCGACTACTCGACCTCGCTAGGGTGGGGCTTGTGGTTTATTTGTACAGCTTTTTATTCACCAAGGGGGGATTAACACAACGCAAAACAAAGAGAACGGTCATTTCTTCTGTGGCATCCCGCCACGTTTTTAACTCGCGGACAAAACGTCCGCATCTTTTATTGATTTTTAATTTTTTGGAGATTTATCATGGAACAAACCACATCAACAGTTGAAACAACAACAATCCCTCAAGTCACTCAGCCAACAGCGGCGCTGATGACCACGCTCATGGCGTTGATCGACAACTACATCCGCGACATCGTCACGGCACAAGTCAACGAGATCCTCACCAACCACCGCACCATGCGACTTATTGACGAGGGCTTCATCTCGCGAGTCCAAGAGATTGCATTAGCCGCCGCAGAGGGCGCAGTCGAGCGACACGTCGACGACGAGTATCACATCAGTGAGGACGCAATCAACGACATCGCAACAAGTGCGGTAGAAGATCACGACTTCGACAGTCAGATCAGCGACGCGGTCAACGATGCGATCAACGACTTCGACTTCAGCGACGTAGTCACAGCCGCTATTAAGGACAACGTCACTATCACCGCAACCATCTCAGTGGACTAACATCATGGACACAGTACAGATAAAAGCATACGAGTTCAGCGAACTCCCACAAAATGCCAAGTACCACGCTATCGCGGAGTATGGCCAACCACCCGACGACTGGCATGACGAGATCATCAACAGCGCAAAAGCGGAGGGCCCCGCAAGGGGCTTCAACATCGACGAGGTACAGTTCAGCGGCTTTCACTCACAAGGTGACGGCGCGTCATGGACAGGGCGAATCAATCTCGTGGACTTCATCGCATACCACGTCAAGCCAGATGCAGGCGACTTCGCGCAGTACACAGTACTCGCAGAGTTAATCAAAGATGGGTGGTGTGAAGAGTTTATAGAGGTCAGCAGAAGTGGCTTCTACTACAACCACAGCGGCACGATGCGAAGCGCAGACATTGACGACCGCCTGTACTACGCAGACAAAGACTCAGTCATAGATGGCGGCATCCTCGAAGGCGCTAACGTACAAGAGCTTGCCAAGTCTATTGACTACGAGGAACTGCTGATCGAGCTAGGCAACTGGTCACTACACAAAGCGCAGAAGTACGCCGACGAGATCTACAACCAACTGCGCGACGAGTACCACTCATACACAAGCGAGGAGTACTTCAAAGACCTGTGCGACATCAACGGATGGCGCTTCGATAAACGTGGCATCTTAATCAACGAGGAGTAATCATGGGATACAGATCAGACGTAGCATACGTAATCAAGTTCGACGACATCGAGACACGCGACAACTTCGTGACGCTCATGCTTGCGAAGAACGACAAGTGGATAACACAAGCGCTTGACGAGTGCGAGTACCGATATGAGGATGACCCGATCATCACCTTTGAAACACAAAGCGTGAAGTGGTATACAACATACGACGAGGTGAAGGCGCACAACGCACTCATGCGTGAGGCAGTAGAAATTTATGGAGAAGAGAAGGGAGGTAGATACCGACTAATCACAGTCGGAGAGGATGGCGCAGAAGACTGCGACGAAGACGACAGCGTCGGAGATTTGTACGAGTACATCGAGACAATACATGAAGTACGCACAAGTTTCCCAGTAACAACATCAATCACAACACAGGAGTAATTATCATGGCATATCTTTGCAGAAACTATGACGAGGCATTGGGCACATTTGCATTACGTGGGCCAGTGCGCAGTAGCAAGTGGCAACCCAACGAGCGACCACTTGACCCCAAACCAGTGACGCATCACCGACTCATCGAGGGCGTTAACGATTACGGCAAGTACTTCGACATCAAGCTGTACCAAACTATCATGGCGCGGTTCTACGAGCCCAAGGTAGAGGACGGCAAGCGCGTCGAGCGTAGGTTGTACATGGGTCACGGCTCGCAGACTAGCAGGCAGTTCATGTCGCACACGCTACGCGTTGAGTGTGGTGCCAACACATTGTGGAGTGACGGCGTGCATGCAGACGAACGCACGATCATGCCGATCTATACCAAGGGATTCATGCGTGACGACGGCGTGATGTTTAGTTTAAATTCTTATTGGGTTGACGGCAACCTTGACACCACACGCTCGCAACATACACCGCACTACCGACTAGTCGCGGACACCGATGTCCGCAAGTTCAAGCAACAAGTAGCCGCACACTTCGAGCCCTACATCATGCTTGCACAGATGCGTATGCCTGAGTTCAGGGCTGAGTGCAAGATTGATCGGCGCTTTGGTGTCAAGTTCGGTGGCGAGGGATTCAACCGCGCCTATTACATGGCGATACAAGAGATGTGGACTGACCCCGAGCCAAGACAACAGGACATTGATGTGTTCTTTGAGATGTGTCAGAAAGCCTACGACATCATCGCATCCAAGCGCGGTATGGAACAGTCGGGCTTCCACATAGCAGGCACATGGTGGAATAGAAACAATGCGCCCGAGAGTACAGTCGACGACTTGGACAAGCCCATCGAGATGCCCGAGTTCAGGCGTGCCATCCTTGACAGGATACACAAATACGTTGGTAGCAACTCGATGAAGAAACCAGAGGAGGTGAAACAATTCCCTAAGTATTCTGAATACCCCCGTAGTAATATCCACACCTAAACTACACCTGACACACGTCAGGGTTTCCGATAGGTTGTCAAGTCTTTGACAACCTATGCTATAATTCTTTTAAACAAAACAGGAGAAGCACTATGAGCTATGAGAAGATGACTCTCACGCAGAGAGTCCAAGCCGCAAACATTGACTGTATGCGTCACCCTAAGTTCGCCTTGCTGTCAGGTGTCATCATGCTAGGCAAGAGCGAAGTGTCAGACAAGATACCGACTGCCGCTACCAATGGTCGTGACAAGAAGTATGGCGCTGACTTCATTGCCCCACTCACACGCAAGCAACTGCGTTACCTTGTTCTCCACGAGAACTTTCACGTAGCCCTCAAGCACTGCATCTTGTTCAGAGAGTACGTGCGCAAGATGCCCAAGCTCACCAACGTAGCACAGGACTATGTGGTCAATGCACTCATCGAGGAACTCGACCCTGACTTCAAGTTCGTTGATCGTCCTACGCCTACGCTACTGATTGACCGCAAGTACTTCGGTTGGTCTTTCCCTCAAGTTCTCAATGACCTCATCAAGCAGGGCAAGAAGGAACCCGAGAGTGGTGAGGGTGGCGACAATGGTAGTGGTGACTTCGATGAGCCCATCGATGCGCACGAGGACGGCGAGTTCGATGACAACCCAGTCGAGCAAGAGAAGCTTGGCAAGCAGATCGACGATGCCAATCGTCAAGGCGAGATACTTGCACGCAAGCTCGCGGGCAAGGAGGCGGGTGGTCGTGACATCTTAGGCACTGCCAAGGAACGCACGACTGACTGGAAGCAAGCGCTTCAGGAATGGATTAGCTCTATCTCTGCGGGCGATGACAACTCACGCTTCTGTCCTCCCAACAAGCGCCTGCTCGCTAGCGGTTTCGTTATGCCCTCGCACTTCACTGAGTCAGTCGGTGAACTCATCCTCGCTGTCGATACATCGGGCTCAATGTATCCTTACTATCGTCTGCTGTTCGGTGAGATCGCTCGCATCTGCAACATCACCAAGCCTGCGGGTGTGCGTGTGTTGTGGTGGGACACCAGTGTATGCGGTGACCAATCATTCAAGCCTGCTGACTACGAACAGATCGCTACGCTCATGAAACCCAAGGGCGGTGGCGGTACTACTCCTGATGTTGTCGTTGACTACATCAAGGAACACAAGATCGACGCTCGGGCAATCGTCTGGTTAACAGATGGTTACCTCGGTTGCGATACCCCTAGCACTCCTATGCCGTCTCTGTGGGGTGTGGTGGAGAACGAGACATTCGTTCCTACTCACGGCAAAGTCCTGCGTATTTCTGTTTAACTTAATCTTTGGAGATCTTTATCATGAACAACTTTTTATCTGCACAACAAGTATTGAACCTCATCGCCGCTATCGGTGACAAGCGCACAGTGATCGTCGAGGGCGAGAACGGCATCGGCAAGACTGCTCTCTTCCATGCCTTGCGTAAGTTACCCAAGTTCGCTGACCACATCGCAGTCAAGCCTGTCGACTGCACGCAGTTGTCTGACGGCTCTGTGTGGATGCCCGACCTCGATCGTGAGAACGGCGTATCGCGTGAGTTACCCAACGAGCGCTTCGGTGTTAGTGCCAACAACCAACTCGGTGTCAACAACTCCAAGCCTATCATCGTCATGCTCGATGAGATCGCCAAGGCACCGCAGTTCATCAAGAATGTTCTTGCGCCTATCGTGTACGAGCGTCGTGTTGGTAACCTTGACATGCCCGAGGGTAGCGTTGTGTTCTGTGCTACCAATCTGTCAGTCGAGGGTCTTGGTGATTCCATCCAAGCGCACCTACGCAATCGTCTTGTGTTCGTCAAGATGCGTAAGCCTACGGCTGACGAGTGGGTCAAGTGGGCTACTGACAATCAGATCAACCCAATGATTATCGCGTTCGTTAGCAACGAGCCACGTGTTATGCAATCATTCATGGACTACGAGAAGGGCGGTATGTTCGAGGGCAAGGACTTGTCCAAGGACAACGGCTTCATCTTCAACCCCAAGTCTATGCAACTTGCATACGCTACGCCTCGCTCACTCGTTGCCGCTAGCGACATCCTCGACACAGGTCTTGGTGTTCTCGATGACGACACGCTTGAGTCTGCTCTCGTTGGTACTGTCGGTGCTACTACTGCGCAAGCATTGTCATCGTTCATTCGCTTCGGTCGTGAGATCTGCGAGTACTCTCGTGTCATCAAGTCACCAGACACAGCGCCGCTGTCTGACAACCCTACGGCGCAACTCATTCAGGTATTCCAGTTCGTTACCCGTGTGGCCGATCGCACCGAGGCTGAGGCTATCGTCAAGTATGTGTGGCGTATGCGTGCAGAGATGCAGTCGATCTTCTGCAACACAGTGGCAACAAGTCAGCGTGTGGCTATGTTCGCAACCATCAATGAGTTCGGTCGCATGTTGGCCGAGCACAAGATCTTTTTCTCAACCAAGTGAGGTGACGCATGCGGAAGTTTGCATACAAGCTATTCCTCCGCATGTGCGAGAAGCGCATGTCGGAGTTGGGCAAGGAGATACTGCCCCTGTTCGAAGAAGGTGAATGGAAGCTCAGCGAGTACAGGATAACGCACATGAGTTCAGGCCTAGAGTTTTGGATTGGTAATGACCGCCACGGCTTTCGTCTGTACGACATCAAGGGCCTGCCTTACCACGACGAGTCATACAGAACTGCGCTCAATAGCGCGGACAAGTTTGTGCTGTGGGATGCATACCAAAAGATACTCGACAGCGTAAAAGCTAAACCAAAACAAGCCGCACTCAACATGGTGCGTATGCACAAAATGAAAGGAGAAGTTAAATGACAGACCCAGTAACTAACTCACTGGCATTACAAACGCAGTTCGGTGATGATGACTTAAAGAAGGAGGTAGACAGCCACATCATCAACCTAGCGTCAAAGGTTGCACACGAAGTTGTGCGCGAAGCGTTCAACAACCCTGACAACTTTCGCCGAATGATTGTGAACAACACCTACGAGTTTGAAACACTCGTCGCGCAAGCGCTAAAAAACTATCTCAAAAATCCCCGCAACACAGTTTAAGGAGTCTTTATCATGACAACAACTACACCACGCCACAATCTCGACACATGCGCAATGCTTGTGGAGTTCAACGCTTCTGTGTGGACAGCACGCAAGCTCGACAAGTCAACCACCGATGAGGTGGTGGCAAGCAAGAACGCAGGCGCTAAGGATGCCGCCCGTGTTAACAAGCACCTGCTCGCAGGTCGCACAGAGCTAGACATCATTCAGCAGGCCGTAGGCCGAGCACGTCAGTTCGTGTACGACAACACAGCGCCTTGGTCTGACTCAGGCTTACGCCTCTTACCTACTGTCAACTTCATGAAGTTCACTGAGCGCATGAATGATTTCGAGGAAGAGATGGAGTCATTGGTCAAGGCTTTCGTTGCGATCTACCCTACGCTTATCACAGCGCAGGCTCTTGCTCTTGGCGATATGTTCAAGAGAGATGACTACCCCACCGCCAATGAGATCATGACTAAGTTCTCATTCCGCGTTAACTACATGCCAGTCCCATCATCGGGTGACTTCCGCGTGGATGTGGGCAACCAAGCACAGGCAGAACTCAAGGCTCGCCTTGAATCTCTGACACAGGAACGCATCGACTCTGCTATGGCAGATGTGCGTGAAAGACTTAGCACTCACCTCAAACGTATGTCAGACAGATTGACTACTGACTATGTGAACGGCGAGGCTAAGCAACGGCGCTTCCACGACACGCTTGTCGATGGTGCGCTTGAGTTGTGTGATCTCACTAAGTCGTTGAACGTAACCAATGACGTAGCCCTTGAGACTGCACGTAGTCAGTTGGAGCAGTTGCTTGTGGGTGTCACGCCTGCTGATCTGCGCAAGAACGAGGCTATCCGTCAAGACGTCAAGAAGAACGTCGATGCAATCCTCGACAAGTTCAACTTCTAAAACACAGGAAGGAATATGAATACTCATTACCTAACACACGTGCGCCAGTTGTTCGCAAGCTATGACGCACCACCCGAAACAATCCGCTACTACCAACGCCAGTGGGTGCAGTCTATCCGTAGGCTTGGTGACAAGTGGTTGTTAGCACATCGTGTACAACGCTTGGAGTTGTGATGCGCTTCCGCCGATCAGCTACACCCAAAAAGTATCTGACTGCGTCTGAGGTAGAGAGGCGTCTTTATGGCGCACCTCTGCCCGACCTCAACAAGACTGCGCCCCCTCCTAGCGGGGGTGCCATCGAAGCAAAAGAAATTCTTAACAACCTCGTAAATAGAAAGGGAACGGTCATGCCTGATCTTCAGTCAGCACTCAAAAACGCAATCGAAACGTGGGAACCCACCCCCACCAACAAACCAGTTCAGTCAGTTCAACAACCCAAGGAGAAATCTATGTCCAAGAGAATTACATTCCCCATCAAGAACAACGTAACACGTGCAACATTTGACTACGTGAAACTCCACCCCGGCACGACAGCCGCCGCCGCTTGTAAAGATCTTGCCAAGCAAGGGTTCAAAGGGTCATCCATTACCGCACTCATGGCGCAGTTCGTTCGTTCAGGTCAAGCTGTGCGAGATAACAACCACGGCTATCGCGTAACTGTGGACGACTACATCCCAATGAAGGCGGCGCAGAAGTACACCAAGAAACCGAAGGCGCACAGCAAAATCAAACCAGCTAAGGCTACGGCACCACAGAGTGAAGGCATTGCCGCTCTCCAACCCGAAGCTACAAGCAAGCGTGCAATCACCACAATCATTCGCTCGCGCACACCAGAAGATATTCTGAACGACATGAACGTGCGCCAAGCTAAGGAGTTGTACGAGTACCTGAAGAATATCTTTGGAGGTTAAGATGAGAGAAGATCAAAGGCAACAAGCGTTCCCAGACGAGAGCAACTACGGCATCAGCATGCGTGACTACTTTGCGGCGAAAGCAATGCAAGGCATGTTGGCTTCATGCACTGGTTGGTCAGAGCATCAGCAAGAACGCTTGGCAAAAACAAGCTACGAGATGGCAGACGCAATGCTAAAAGCGAGAGAATAATGACGTGGCCCTTTCCACCATTTCCCAATCCAAAGGACAAGGGCACGAAGGTGCCCAAGTTCAACCCTGACAATCACGAGGATGCACCGCTATGACCAAAGACGAAGTATTACGCCTTGCATTGGAGGCGTTGGAAAACCTTGGCAACCATGACCATGTTTGTCCGCAGTGGCCTACGTATGCAGAGCCAGAGAACTATCCTAAGTGCAATTGTGGTTATGACCAAGCCATCACCGCCATTAAAGCCGCACTAGAAGCGAAAGATGAGCCTGTGGCGTGGAGATACGACCAAGCCAAATACCGAACAAACGACCTGCGCGGAAGGCAATGGGCGTTTAACGTTTTTTCGCAGGCAATGCCGTACATGGACGAGATGGTGCAAAACGTGACACCTCTCTACACCACCCCACCACAGCGCAAGCCTCTGACGGATGAGGAGATTTATCTTTGCACAAACCACATAGACCGAAATGCACGGGGATGGGCAAATGAGTTCGCCAGAGCCATCGAAGCCGCACACGGCATAACAGGAGAAAACAAATGAACAACATAAACATCACCATGTACACCAAAGACAGTTGCCCCAACTGCAACATAGCCAAACTTATATTGGAGAGTGCGGGGCTGAAGTATGCCGACGTTGACATCATGGTAGGCGAACGTATGGCCAACTTCCTCAAGGAGTTTCCTGACGCTAGGCAAATGCCGCAGATCTTTATCAACGACCAACGTGTTGGTGGCGTGGAAGGTTTGAAGGTAGCGCTTAGACAACTGGGAGTGCTTGCGTGAGTGGATTTGCAAAACAACAGCTTGCGATTGGCGGGAAGCAACCCATACACAAGCACAAGCTGTGCAACAAATGTGAAGAGATGCGCCCCCCTGAGGGGGGCATCCAGATGAGCCCGTCTAAATGGTACTGTGCAGTATGTTGGACGAAACGAACAACCACAAGGAACTTGTTAAATGCCAAGACCAAAGCCAGTTGAGCCTCTGACACGTGCGGAACTACGACTAACGCTAACCCACCGAGCCATGTTGAAAGACTTGGGCGGTGTCGCATGGATACGCAAGATGCTTGAGAAGCACGCGCCCATGCCGAAGAAGTACTACAAACAAAGAACCGAGGACTGACGAAGTGTGATAAAGACGATTTGTGCAAGCCTAGTAGATGCAACCACACTTTGTCGGCAACAGGTGATCGTCAGTCCGGCGACCGAAGGAAACCACTTGTTGCCACTCCCCACCGCGATACGAGGGGGCGCGGAATCTACTTAACCCCCTCACCTAATAACTGGAGAAGCAAATGGATACACAAACACACGAATACAAATACGTCAAAGACACAGGCGAAGCACAGTTCAAAGACGCTATGCGTTACCGCAAGTTAAAGTACTTTGTCGACACACTCGTCATCATGGATAAGAACAAAGGTGCCTTGCACTTTGAAACATACGAAGAGATCGACGCCTACATTGATACATTGGAAATCCGCACAGGGTTACTCACCCCTGCAAGCATCACAACGCACGCGTTAAAGATATTGGAGAAAGAACTCACAATGACAATCAAGGAGAATCGAAAATGACGGCAGCATGGAAACAAAAGAAGTTTGAACGCCTCGCTCAGAAAGATGTTGTGGAGGAGTTGAAGAATCAGGTGCGGCTGTTGCAGGACAAGCTGACCGACCACAAACATAAAGACAAGTACATGGAGCAACGTATTGGTGAGCTGTACAAACAGCGTGACGAGGCCATGATACTTGCCAATCGCTACAACAGGCTTCGTACTGAAGAAGTCATGATCGCCACACCTGATGGGTTTAAACTGGTGACAGGCGAGGAGTTGGACATTCACTGCGGACAGATAGAAGCGAAGACGCAGGCGTGGTGGGGGCACTCAGTAGACTCGTACAACTACTCACGCCAGATGCAGGCGGCAATGGTCTACGGCACAAGCATAGTAAAGATGGAGATAGAACATGGCTTCAACACCAGAAGTGAAAGTGAAGAAACAGATCAGGAAGATTCTTGATGAGCTTGGCATGTACTACGCCATGCCCATCGGGACAGGATACGGGAACTCGGGCGTGCCTGACTTTCTCGTGTGTGCTGGCGGTAAGTTCGTCGGCATTGAAGCAAAAGCGGGTAAGGGTAAAACCACCGCTCTACAAGAAGCCCATCTAAGCCGCATACGTGGCGCAGGGGGGACGGCAGTTGTCATCAACGAGGACAACATACACACTTTAAAGGAGGTCTTATCATGAGCGAGTCAATGTCGCAGAAAGAATTAGAACGACGCGTTGAGGCGATGTCGGACGAAGAGCAGGCGCACTTCAAGTTGCTGATACACAAGTTGGTGATGTGTTATGGAGAAGGCAAAGCGCAGGCTGTTGTCATCATTGGCCGCGCAGAGGATGAGTTTGCAGGAGTCGTCACCCTAAATTGTGATGAGATGGAGGCGTCGCAACTCATGTTGGCGGCAAACGATTTTTTCGGCTTTTTAAATCTCCTCGACGCACCACCAAAGGAGCAATTTAATTGAGCAAATCAAAAACACCTGAACCACTGTACAGGCAGATTATTCCTGAAGAAGATCGCGGCAAGACATGTGTCAGCAAGTATTACAGAGTTAGTCAGAACAGGGATGGGTTGGGTGTGGGTTTGCACCCGTACCTTGTCGAGTGCAACTTACGAATTGACTTTGACTTGAATGGCGGCATCTACAAGGTTGAGTGGAGTAATAAAGTACTTGGAGAAAGAAAACAAAAATGAGCAAGCCATTCAAACAAATCATCACAGTCGATTTTGAAACACGATGGGACAGCAAAGAGTACACGCTGTCCAAGATGACAACCGAGGAGTACATTCGTGACCCAAGATTCAAAGCTTTCGGAGCGTGCATCCATGAGTACGGCTCAGACAAACGCACACAATGGTACAGAGCCGACGAGTTACCACGCATCCTTAGTTGCTACGACCCTGCTACTACTGCTGTTCTGGCTCACAACGCTCAGTTCGATGTATCTATATTGGAGTGGGCGTATAACTGGCATCCATGCTTTATTTTTGATTCTCTCTCCATGGCTCGCGCTCTACGTGGTGTTGAGGTGGGCAACTCATTGATGAAACTGGCGCAGGATTTCGGCCTGCCCCCCAAGGGAGCCGCCGTCCACAACACCAACGGCTTGCAAGAACTCACGCCTGAGATAGAGAAAGAACTTGCCGAGTATTGTGCGCATGACGTGTATCTTTGTGAAGAGATCTTCAAGCGCCTACGTGCAGGCTACCCTGCGAAAGAGCTACGGCTCATCGACATGACGCTCAAGATGTACACGCGTCCGCTGTTGCAGTTAGACCAACAAATGTTAATCAAGGCACTGGCCGAGGAGGGCAACGCTCGTGAACAACTATTACAGAGGCTCGGCGTGGAAGAGGCTGAGCTGGCATCGAACCCAAAGTTTGCTGAACTACTTACAAAACTGGGCGTTGTTCCGCCTACCAAAACAAGTAAGACAACAGGGAAGACAGCGCTTGCACTCGCAAAGAACGATGCACTCTTCCAGACGTTGCTCAACAGTGAACGTGAAGACATTGCCCTACTTTGTCAAGCGCGTCTTAAGGTTAAATCGACCACCGAGCGCACAAGGGCTCAGAGATTCCTCGACATTAGTAAACGTGGAGCCTTACCGGTACCTCTCTCCTACTATGGTGCGCAAACAGGTCGTTGGACTGCCGCCAAAGGCTCGGCCATTAACATGCAAAACCTCAAGCGAGGTTCGTTCTTACGCAAAGCGATTATGGCTCCCGAAGGTTACCAACTGGTCGTGGGGGACTTATCTCAAATTGAACCGCGAGTGCTCGCGTGGCTTTCGGATTACGAAGACATGCTCAACATCTTCAGGGCAGGTGGTGACCCTTACGCCGCTTTCGGCGCTCAGATGTTCAACATCCCGAACCTCACCAAAGAAACTCACCCAGATCTTCGACAGTCTGCGAAGTCTGCATTACTTGGGTGCGGGTACGGCCTCGGTTGGGCGTCGTTTGCATCGCAGTTGTTAGTAGGCTTCCTCGGTGCACCGCCTCAGCGATACTCAAAAGACTTCGCAAAGAAGTTAGGCGTTGACTCAGAGTATGCGAGCGCGTTCGTCAAGATGGCAGGCAACGAAGAGAAGCTGTTGGAGATACCGCACACGTGTACCACACCGGAACTTCTGCACCATGCGCTTGCATCCAAAGCAATCATAGATACGTATAGGAGAACAGCGTACCCTGTTGTAGCGTTCTGGAGCCTCTGTGAAACAGCTTTACACAGGTCGCTTGTCAATGGTGAAGAACTGGTGTATAAATGCGTTACGTTCCGCAAAGGCGAGATTGAATTGCCCAACGGAATGAAGTTGTTGTACCCTGATCTTCGCTATGAGAAGGACGACAAAGGTAGGAGCCAAGCAGTCTATGGGCCACACGCTACCAAGTTGTATGCAGGGAAGATAACGAACAACATCACGCAGGCCTTGGCTCGCATTGTGATGACGGATGGTATGTTGAGGGTCTCAAAGAAGTACCCGATCGCAGGCACAGTGCATGATGAACTGATTGCTGTTGTACCTGACGATGAAGTGGCTGACGCTAAGACTTGGGTCTTGGCGCAAATGACTATGGAGCCAAGCTACATGCAAGGTATTCCATTGGACGCTGACGGTGGCGCACACCGTCGTTATGGGTTAGCAAAAAACTAGGAGAAGCAATGAAGTATAGAAAGAAACCTGTGGTCATTGAGGCCACACAATGGTTCAAGCATGGCGACCATCCCAAGGTCACCATCATGCCAAGAGGCCGCGAAAGCGCAAACAAAGGATGGATTCACACACTGGAGGGTGGGCACGAAGTCACCGAGGGCGACTGGATTATCACAGGCGTGAAGGGCGAGCACTACCCGTGCAAGCCTGACATCTTTGAAATGACGTACGAAAAAGTAGAGGAGAATTAAATGCAGATACCAAGACGCATCAGCGTGGGCAAAAAGACGTACGAGATTACGCGCCCACAGACAATACAAGACCCCGCCGCCATGGGGCGCACGTACTTCGACGAGAACCGCATCGAGATTGCCAAGTTCGACAATCACGGCAACACGTTTGAGCAAGAAGAGGTTGACGACACATTCTGGCATGAGCTTACGCATGCCATCCTGTACGACATGGGGCACGACCTGTGCGCCAACGAGCGCTTTGTTACAGCTTTTGCAAATAGGTTATGCGATGCCGTTAACTCTGCGAAACTCTGAAGAGCAGGCCATGTTCGACGCAATGATGATTGCAGGTTGGGAGATAGTGGAAAAGCAACGCGGTGCTTACATAGTCACCCCGAATGGTCGTTCGTTAGCAGTCTATCTGCGCGAAAATCGCCCTCTCATCTACGACGTCTTTGACACCTTTACAAAATACAACCAATACCCAAACTTATGAAACAACCCGCATGGTCACACTCCTCCCTCAAAGACTACGAGGGATGCGCACGTAGATACCAAGAGGTCAAGGTCTTAAAGAACTACCCGTTCGTTGAGACTGAGGCAACGCGCTACGGCAATCAGGTGCATGAAGCTATTGAGTTCTACATCAGGGACGGCAAACCGATACCTGCCGAGTACGAACAGTTCAAGCCTGTGGTGGACGCCATGCTCAAGAAGAATGGGCGCAAGCTTGCAGAGTATGAGATGGCGCTGACTGTGGACCTCAAGCCAACTGGTTGGAAAGACAAAGACGTATGGGTGCGTGGCATTGCTGACATCCTTGTCGTTGATGACGACAACCTTACGGCGTGGGTGGGCGACTGGAAGACTGGCAACAACAAGTACCCAGACAGAGATCAGCTTGTGCTCATGTCGCTCATGGTGTTTGCGCACTTCCCGCACATCCGCAAAGTTAACTCTGCACTTTTATTCATTGTCAAGAACGACATGGTCAAGATGTCCATGGCGCGAGAAGACATCGACAAACACTGGTGGGACTACCGTGAGCGTACTGCGCGGCTTGAAGCAAGCTTTGCCAACGATGTGTGGAACCCGAACCAAACACCTCTGTGCGGTTGGTGCCCAGTAAAAACCTGCGAATTTAATAAGAAACACTAGGAGAAACAAATGGCTGTTCATTACCCAAACGACTTCATGATGACCCCATGCAAATGTCACATCTGCCACGGAGATATTAGAGAAGACCAACCCGCCATTGAGCACTCAGCCCACGGCGTGCTAACGCAGAGCAAAGACCCGCGCATGGTAAATTTTCACGACCACATTGAGGGCTACGTGTCATTGTGGTTTCACCCAGAATGTGCGACAGTTATGGCGTTACGTTTAGCCCATGACGTGATGAAGATCAAGACGGACAAAGACCAACCGATGCGCGTAGTAGATGCGCTCAAATCCGTGTCCAAAATTAACCAAGCAAGATAGGAACTAACATGCCTTACGTAAACAAACCCCGCCCCTACGCCAAAGAGTACGAGCAGTACGATGGCACGCCCGCTGTGAAAAAGAAACGCGCCGCTCGTAACAAAGCACGCGCCATGATGGAGAAGGAAGGCCTCGTGCACAAGGGTGACGGCAAAGATGTTGACCACAAGAAAGCGCTCTCAAAAGGCGGCAAGACTGTGCGCTCAAACCTGCGCGTCAAAGATGCAAGTGCGAACCGTTCATACGCTCGCAAATCAGACCACTCAATAAAATAATGTCACTACTAAACAACCTATTCGGTAGCGGCGCTCAGAACGCCGCGCAGGGACTTCAAGGTACGACAGGTCTGCAAGGTGCGATTGGCCCCGCTCAACAATCTCTGAACCAGTTGGGGCAAGCTATGTGGACTAACACCACTGTTGGAAACGCACACATGGCGCAACAGCAGTACAACAATGTGCTTTCACAAGCGGCGGGGCAACACACGATAGGAAAGATTACAGGCGAAACACACACGCCTGCCACAAGCAAAGAGCTTGAGCATGAAGCCTACAACGTGTCAGTCGGTTCGCTAATCGATCTCTGGGTAACACGTTATGGAAACGAATGGATTGACCTAGTGGATGTTGAAGGCGATAACTTCTTTAGGCTAGCGTACCGAAGGCTCAAACAAATGGGCGAGCTTGAGACGCACTATCTAACAGATCGAGCGCGGTACGTGTGCCGCAGACCAGAATAAATCAAGGAGAAGCGAATGGCAAAAGTAAAACAAATATTAATGAACCCGTCACAGATAGCACTGGCGGCCAAACTTGGAATGAGCCCTGCTGAATACGCAAAATATTTTCAGCACATAGACCCTGACCCCACAATAATGACGGTGTTCAACCCTAACAAGGACCCTGTGTACTCAATACCTTTATCAGAGCTAGTCAATCTGTGGCGTGCACGTTTCGGAGATACGTGGGTAGATGTGTCAGAGTTAGAAGACGACTTTTGGTGCGATGCTTCCGCACGACTGCACCAAAACAAAATGATGGAAGAGCTTAACCATCGCTCAGACACAACGCCATGGTCTAGGCTTAAGGAGGGCGCATGAGCACGATGAAATACAAAGCTACTGAGCGATACGCAATGGGGTGGAGTGACCCGCGTGGGGGAAACATGCTTGGGAAAATACACTTAAACGGAGGTAACCCCACAGGGCTTATAGAAACGCCAACGGAAGTACTGCGTGATCTTTGGATGGTGCAGTTCGGTTCAAGGGCGGTGACACACGACGATATGTGGAACGCGGGAGATCGCGGCGAAGCAAACGTAGCGCAAGAGTTAGCAAACAGATCGCTAGTTGAACAGCGAAAAGTATCGCGCATGGATATGGACGAAACACTGTACTACTACGTTTTGACGGAAAGAGAAGATGCAGATCGTTGATGACAAAGCGCTCGTACTGCGCACGCGCAACCCGCACAAGTACGCGATCATTCCAAAGCACAAGGTGTTGTCTGAAGAGAACGGCATCTATGAAGTTGCTGTGTACTGGGGGCTTGATGAGGCTCGGGTGCTACGCAACCTTGGTGTGAAGGATGTGCCGTCGCCTATCACTAGGCGCTACGACTGGCCCGGAAAGTTTATACCAATGGCTCACCAAATAGAGACAGCGGCTTTCCTCACATTACACCGCAGAGCGTTCTGCTTTAACGACCCCGGCACTGGCAAGACGCTCTCAGCATTGTGGGCGGCTGACTTCTTGATGAAGCGTGGTGAAGTTCGTCGTGTGCTGATTCTCTGTCCGCTGTCTATCATGCACAGCGCATGGATGGGTGACATCAACCGCAGTGTTATCCATCGCTCCGCCATCGTCGCCCACCATACGCAAGCCTCACGGCGCATAGAGATGATTCAGCAGGACTACGAGATTGTGATTGCCAACTACGACGGCCTGAACTTGATTGCCTCTGAGATCAACGCTGATGGT